AACGGGAGGAATTACTCTTGTGGCTACAACTGCTGCATTGAGTACACCACTGCTTTTGAAGGCAGTAAAACCGATTATTAAACAGGTAGTAAATAAAGTTAAAAAGATATTAGGTAAGAAAGTAAAACGACCCAACTTATCTGAAAGAAGAACTACTTCTTATCGGGAGAAGAGGGGTTTGCCACCTTTAAAGGAGAAGAAATAACGTGTCGATGTGGTAAGACCTGACCCATTTTAGGTTTAACTACGATGTCTTCACAGAGATGGAAGTAAGGAGAATCTGAAGCAAACTCAATCCCGCTTAATTTTAATTTCCCACACTCACGAAGTCTTGCGATGTGCCAATCTAATTTTTTATTATCAATTAGTTGCTGTTGATGTTCTCCCTGTAACTTTGCATTTTTCAAACAACGCTCTTGAAATCTTCGATCAAGTGGCATAGAAAAAGTTAAACTTGCTCCGACATTAAGTGAAAAGTTATCCTTGTGTCCTGTCCTTATTCTTTGATGATATAAAATGTCTCCTTCGTCGCTGTAGACTGGGGAGTCGTACCAATATTCTCTAGGTTTTTGAAACGAATGTGAGTCAGTAATAAAGGGAGAAAATGTCACCATTGGTCCCTGACAAACTACTCCTCCTCCGTATTGGTTTTGTATAAGATTTCCCTGTAATGTCTGGATCGCCATATTAGTTAGCGATGCCGATGTATTAGCAACTGGAGCCGCAGTTTGTGAAGTATTAGCTAATGCACTTGAGCCACTAAATAATATTATTGCGAGAACACTGAAACCGTTTCTGTGACAGATTCGAGTACGGTGACACGATCTATTCGAGTCTGGTTCGACATCCCTGGTCCAATGTAACTTTCGGCGTATTGAAAGGCTTCTCCTGGGTTGGCAATCGTGACGTTTGGTTTGGTTGTTAAATCTGCTCCTGTCCATGTATAACTTACTCCGTTAATCGTTTGGCTCGTCTCTGCTGGCGAAGGTGAAAGGGTCGTGCCATCAATAGACAA